TTGTAGGTAATTAAATTTGTAGCAAACTTTCTCGTAACAGCAATAGTAAAGTACTCGTTTCTTCGGATTCGGGTACTTTTTTTTATGTCAAATAAATAGCGTACATTTGTAATAACATTGCGGTTTAGGGCAGTGGACAGCCCGCTGGGCTCATAACCCGGAGGTCGCAGGTTCGAATCCTGTAGCCGCTACACGTTTTTTTCATAAGTTTAGGTTTTAGTTTAGGGGAAAAGAGGGGAAGGTATCGCTACCAACCCTCTTTTTTTGTAACAAATGTTTTGATATTATTTTGATTAAATAGTTTGTTATTAAAAAGTATTTACTATATTTGTAGGGCAATTATGAATTTAAAACTAAAACTTACAAAATGGGAACAAGAAACTTAACAGTAGTGATTGACAAAAACAACGAAACCAAGGTAGCTCAGTATGGGCAATGGGACGGATATCCAGACGGACAAGGCGTAACTATATTGAGCTTCATCTCCGAGAATGCAAATTTAAAGAAACTAAGTGATAATTTATCCAAAGTTAGATTCTTGGATAGGAACGGCGTTGATAAATCATTTATGGAAGAATATTCAAAAAATGCCCCCGAATGGAGTAATGAGCCAGACAATAGAACCGAAGAACAAAAGAGATGGTTTAAGACATACATGTCTCGCGATATTGCAGGGGAAATATTAGAGGTTATAGCTAATTCTGGCGATGATGAAATAAAACTTGAGAATTCTATTTCTTTTGCTGCCGATAGTTTATTCTGTGAATATGCATATGTTGTTGACCTTAGCAAGAATACATTCGAGGTGTATTCTGGATATAACAAAAAAGAACTTACTGAAACTGAAAGATTCCACGATTTAAAACCAGAAAAGGATAGTGAATACACGCCAGTGTGTTTAGCAAAAACATACCCCTTGAATGAGCTTCCAAGTCAAGATGTATTTATAAAAGACTTTGAAGAAGAAGATGAAGACTAAAAAAGTAACAATTAGCCTTACCCAAGAACAACAGGACAAAGCTAAAAAAGATAGTATTGAAGTATTCGGGAAGCAAAATCTTTCTGGGTACATTCAATATTTAATTCAAATGTCTAAAGTTTCTAAGAAATGATCGAAAAGCAAACGATAATTCTAGAAATAGAAACAAGCAAGATAAAAAAGGCCGGAGGGATTGAGGCGATGAAAGAACGGCTTTATATGGCGTGTGATAAAACCAATCAACGCGAATCGATAATTGATTTTTTAACATTCTACATGGGTGACGAACATAGCGTATTGCCAAATGAAATGATTGAAGTTGTTGACTTATGGATTGATGAATGATAAATGTTTGGTTAATTTATAAACTGATAAAATAAGATTATGAAAGATGAATTAGAATTTTATAAATGGCTTAACCAAAGAAAGTCAGATTGTTTGGATGAGCAAAAAGATACTGAAATACGCGAAGTTAAGATAAACAAAGGAGGCAAGGCCAGAGCATACAAAGAGGTTATTCAATACATAGAAAACCATAAATAACTCAGATATAACAACACCTTTTGTTTAATTAACTAAAATTTTAAAATAATGAATCAATATCAAAAAATACAAACAGTATATTTTAGAGATCCTGAAAACAATCACAAAACACTATTGGAAGGGACTTGGTCAAAGCCTGAATTTGAACTATTAAAAGATATCGACTGGGTATGTACTGAAAAAATTGATGGTACTAATATACGCATAATGTGGGATGGTGAATCTGTGAGGTTTGGAGGTAAAACAGATAACGCTCAAATCCCAACGATATTAATAAGATCACTACAGGACACTTTTACAAATGAGAAAATGAAGGAGTGTTTCCCTGACGCAGATAATGTTTGTTTGTATGGAGAAGGATATGGCAAGAAAATACAAAAAGGGGGTAATTACCTACCCAATAGAGCAGACTTTATTCTATTTGATGTAAAGATAGGTGATTGGTGGCTGAGTAGGGATGCAAACGAAGACGTAGCTAAAAAGCTAAATATTGGAGTCGTGCCAATCATAGGAATATGGAAGCTTGAAGAGGCTATTGAATTTGTAAAGAAAGGCTTTAAGTCCACAATAGCAGAAAATAAAGAATATATAGCTGAGGGATTAATTATGAAGCCCGTAGTAGAGCTATTTAATAGGAAAGGTGAAAGAATTATTTCAAAAGTTAAATACAAGGACTTCTATAGGTAGCCTTTAGTATTTTGCATAGTCCACTATAAATAACTAACTTGCAAGACATGGTTAAAACAATTTCATACGAAGAACTAAACATATCAATAATGATAGCAATAATATATTTGTATGATAAATTGGATAACGGGGCTGAAATGCCTTATTACTTAATGAACTAAAATGAGAGTACCAATAGAAGACTTTAACATTAGAGAAAGTAATTATTTTGCTGGAGAAACAGGATATAGAGTTGTTGATTTACACGAACTCGCAAAGGATTTACAAAAATTTGAAATACCACTACAGGGTATTGATTTAAATGTAAGACCGTGGGGAAAGCCAAATATCAATTCATTCTGTTATCATGTTAAAAGGATCGATAATTGCAATTTTAAATATCCCATAATACTAACACCATCTGGTTATATCTGTGATGGATGGCATAGGGTCGTAAAGGCCATAATTGAAGGTAAAGAAACAATAACAGCAGTCAGATTATTAACAATGCCAGAATCAATGTAAATGAAACTAACTTACTACATAGGAACAGACATAATAGGACAACCGATTTATATTTGTCACTTTTTGAAAGAAACTAAATAAAAACTTTAATTATGAAAACAGCTATATTGATAACAGACGGGGTTAAGCAAATAATGTTCACTCCTGAGAACGATAACGAAAGACAGGCATTGAAAATGATTTCACCTGACGATGATATTCATACAGTTGTAAAGACCGGATCATTTTCTGATATTAATACGGTATTTGGAGTTGATATTTATGAATGTAAAGGTGGATATATGAGAGCAGAAGAGAAGGAAGATAGTGTAATGTTTGTGCTTACTCCAAAGGTAAAAGAAACTAAATGAGTAAACTTAAAAAGATAGCAGACTTATCACCAATAGAGCTTAAAACAATAAAAGAGCTAGAAGGTGAAGTTATTACACAAAAACAAATGTGTGATAGTTTTGAGATAAGTAGGATTACTCTTTTGGAAATCTGGAAAACTAAATAAAACTAAAATGAATTGTCAAGAAATAAAATATGACGAAACAGGAGAATGTAAAGAATCTTTAATTACTCCGAGAAATAAAACATCTGTTAATTATCAGGCAGGAGTTCAATACAAAAAACTATCAGAACAAGCCAAGCAATTAAAACAACCCTGGCAATTCTTAAAGTTTGATATATTGTCAATACTGGCATTTAATAGATTTGATTTAGAAACTAAATAAAACTAAAATGATAAACGTTATTAACTACTTTGAATAATGGACTGGAACAAAATAAAAGAGAAATATACTAAAGCTCATAAATCACTAATTGAATGGATGGGTGATAATTATTGCGACATTGATTTTGAATTTGTAAATGATTCATGGAAAGGTGCTTTAATTGAACCGTACACTTGGAAAGATAGGGATTTATTTGATTTCTTCGATGAACTAAATATAAACGTACAAATATCAGTTAAATGTGACTTGAAAGATAATAGATGGTATATCCCTTACGTATGGCTGCTTAGTGATACCACAGACATAGAGTTTGAAAGTTGTCAAACTAGATTAGTAGCTGAAGAAGAGGGGTTTTTAAAAGCATTTGAATTACTTGAAAATCAAATAAAATAATGGCATCTTACACAGAACAACAAAGAAATGAAAATTACAATCAAAATATTTTATTTAATAACTAGGATCATAGAAAAGCTATCTATCTTATGGTACATACTAGCACTGACTCCTATATCCTATTTATACAAGGTTGGCTCTAGTAATTACATGATGTTCTTATGGATTCAATTATTTGCGTTGACTATGGTAATAATGCAGTTCATAACGAGACTTACTATTGAAAGGGATTAATAACTGTTTTACACTTCCAGAATAGCAATTTTGATCTGTATAATATTTTTAATTATATTTGCATAATGGGAACATACACGGACAGCGACAGAGAGAGTATAGTAACTTCAATATGCGATAAAGTAATTGAAGATAAAATATCTTTTAATCAAGCTGTAAAGGATTCTGATATATCACTAGTTTCATTTTATAAGTGGATTTCAAAGAACGATGATTTACAAACTCTTTACAAGTACGCGCGGGATGTGAGGTCTGATGTATTATTTGAAGAGATAATAGAGATAGCTGACACTACAGAAGAGGGAACTGTTGTAGAAACAGACGACCATGGACGAACCAAGGAGAAGACGGGCGACATGACTCAACACAGGAGGCTAAAGATAGATGCTCGAAAGTGGGCAGTGTCTAAGATGAGTCCTAAGAAGTACGGTGATAAATTGGAGATTGAGCAAACCAACAAAGGAGTTATCCAATATCAGAACGTTTCCAAGCAATTCCCTAAAAAATAGCAGAATGTTTTATCCACTCGGTAACTCACTACCAAAAAGACAGAATATATTGTAAATGATTTACAGAACGTCAACATATTACAAAATAAAGGGTTTAAAATCCAAGATAAAAATAATACAAGGGGGGCAAGGAGCTGGTAAGAATATATCAATAGCTCAAATACTACTTGAAGACTGCTCCAAGGATAAGGACATTACAACAATAGTTACCGACACATACGACAATCTAAAAGACGGTGTAATCTCTGACATGAAAATGTTATACGAGGCAATGGATATGGATTGGGATAAGGATTACAACAAAACAGAACATAACCTACAACACCAAGGGGGTACGATTCAATTCAGATACGTATCAGACAAAAAGAAACAAGCGGGTAAATCTAAACGGCGCGGTAAGCTCTATATAAACGAGGCTAATAAAATTGGATGGGAGGTTGCATCTACTTACATAGGACGAACACATGGAGACGTTTATATTGACTTCAATCCTGACTTTGAATTTTGGGCTCATACTGAAGTTCCAAAACTAAAAGACAAACAAGGCAAGCAAATAAGCGAACAGATAATAGTTACCTATATTGACAATGAGATGTGTCCGGAGAGTGAGGTTAACTATATCGAATCAAGGCGGGATAATAAATCATGGTTTAGGGTTTACGGATTAGGACTTACCGGATTTTATTCAGAGCGACAGATTTACACTTATGATTTTAGCGATATTCCAAACGATGCAAAACGTATTGCGTCAGGCATGGACTTTGGGGTTTCTCCTGACCCAACAACATTGATAGACCTTTACATAAAAGAGAATAATATTTATGCGCACGAGGTATTTTGTGAAAATAATCTACTCCCTGAGAGGCTAGATGGTGCTGCGCGTATGTCAATAGTGGATAAACTTGATGAAGTAAAACACATCAAAGGCCATTTAATAATTGCAGACAGTGCCGGGCGAACAGAGATAGAAGACATTCGGAAATATAAATACAGCATAAAAGGAGTCAAGAAGCCAGCAGGAACAATTGTCCCCTCAATAAATAAAGTGCGGGGGTATAATTTATTTATAACTCCAACCTCTGTCAATTTAAAGAAAGGCATTGAATCATATCATTTCAAAGTAGATCATAATGGTAAGATAATACCGGAGCCAGACGGACACGAGCCAGATGGATTAGCCGCTATTCGATACGTTATAATAGAACACACAAAAAAAGACATGGACGACTACTATTCTGACTTAGATTTCAGTTAGTCAATAATATAGATAGTTACATATCTAACAATCAACATATATACTAATCAACATATATAATATTCTATATAATTTGCTATGTAGAAATAAATTTGTAATTTTGTCATAAGTTACTTGATT